ATCACCACCCTGCCGCTGATCATCCACGACGAGGCGCAGAAGCTGTTCCCCGCCGAGGGTGAGTGGCGCGACGGCGGCGACGGGATGCTGTACATGCGGATGAGCGCCGCTGCCGCCTACGCCGCGACCATCAAGACGCCGGCGCCGAAACCGTTCATCATATTCGACATGTAGACACAGCACCCTGTCACGCAGTACGCTCGGACCAATTCACCCCGAGGGAAACTGAGTGCCGCGTCGCCGCAAGGCTCGCGGATCACACCAGGAAGAGGTCGACACCCGCTGACGCCTCGGATGTGCGGGCAACTCGTGCACGACGGTATGGCTACCGGGCATGGTGTGCACGAAGAATTAGCAAACAGCCACCGAACGCCCCGCGACTCGACACCGCGGGGCGTTCGTCATTCCCCACCCGAGAACCCGCCGCGCCCCCGATAACCGGTAACGAGCGCAGCGAGCATTCGCTACAGACACTATTTCGTGTTGCATACTGACCACACGACGGACCAACGGAACCGGAAGTACCGGCAGAGCAGGACTCGCACCCCCACCCCGTCCGAACGGCCATACCATGACACGCGACAAAGACACAACCGACGACGTAGGCACCAAGCCTCGACCAGTGACGGACGAGTTACGCGGGCGCGTGCGAGCGTTGCATGGTGAAGGCCTCGGACGGAATGCGATCGCTCGTGAGGTTCAGGTGTCGGGCGCGACGGTGACGAAGATCGCACAGGCGCTCGGCCTCGAGTTCAACCGGGAAGACACGGCGATCGCTGTGCGTGCCCGTCAGGTCGACCTCGACGAGGTGCGGGAGCGTCTGGCCCGCAAGTTCCTGGTGCGTGCCGAGGAATCGTTGGATGCGATCGACGAACCGGTGACGATCGGGCAGTTCGGTGGGTCCGACAACACGTGGAACGAACGTCTGCTCGACTCCCCGACGATCGAGCAGCGCAGCATCCTGATCAAGACGGCGCAGGCAGCGGCGGCGAAGGGCATAGAGCTGCTCAAGGTCGACGCCGAGCGTGGCGGGATCGCAGCGCGCGGCATGGTCGTCGAACTGATGGAGACTCTGAAACGTGGCCTCGAGGCTGCCGACGCCGCCGGCGTGATGGTCGACCCGACGGTGACGCCCGAGGATGTCGAAGCGTGAGCAGCGGCATCGCCGGCCCATGCGACTGCCCCCTCGGTCGACACCATGCACCCGAGTGCCCGAAATACATCAACGTGTGGCTGACCTGCCCGTGCCCTGAGTGCACCGCTCGCCGCGCCGATCGGTACACACGGTGACGACTGTCGAACCGCAGTCAACGACGCGCCTCACCGATGCGTTCGCGATCATGTCGCCGAAGCAGATCGCCTCGGTGCAATGGTCGACCAGGAGGAAGATCAGCCTGTGGGTCGGTGCCGTGTCAGCCGGCAAGACCGTCGCATCGCTGCTCGCGTTCATGTTCGCCCTGATCGCAGCCCCACCCGGCGAGCTCGTGGTGATCATCGGCAAAACGCTGCAGTCGATCGAGGACAACGTGATCAACACGCTGCAGAAACCCTCACTATTCGGACCCCTGGCACAGCACACCATCCACACCGCCGGCTCGAACTACGCGATCATCCTCGGTCGCCGCGTCGAACTGATCGGCGCGAACAACGCCCGCAGCGAGGAACGCATTCGAGGCGCAACGTACGGCCTCGCCTATGTCGACGAGGCCACCCTGCTGCCCCCGAACTTCTGGGCGATGCTGCTCACCCGACTGCGTGTGAAGGGTGCCCGCCTGATCGCCACCACCAACCCCGGCTCACGGAACCATTGGCTCAAGGTGCAATACATCGACCGCGCCGACGCCGTGAACATGATCGTGTTCCATCTGACGATGACCGATAACCCCTCGCTCGACGAGGCGTACATCGCCGACATGCTGCAGACCTACGCCGACCCGACTCTGCACGCCCGGTTCATCCTCGGCCTGTGGACCGCCGCCGAGGGGTCGGTGTACCAGGATTTCGACGACCGGGTGAAGCCCCTCGAGGATCACACCGCCCATGTGATCAGGTGGCAGGACATGCCACCGATCCAGTCGATCCTCGGTGTCGGGATGGACTGGGGAACCGCGAACGCATCCACCGGGCTGATGCTCGGCATCACCGCCGAACGCACGGCCACGAACCAACCACGCCCGCGACTGATCCTGATGGACGAATGGCGATACGACTCAAGGGTGACGAAAGTGCGGCTGACACCGGACGCGCAGGCGCAGAACTATGCGCACTGGTACTCGGCACCACCCCTCGGATTCCACCAGGCGCACACCCCGTACCCGACGGACCTCACACCGGAGTATCACATCGTCGACCCTGCAGCGCCGGCGTTCCGCATCGCCCTGGCGAACATCGGATTTGACACGCAGCCGGCAGCGAACGACGTGCTGAAAGGCATCGGCACGGTGTCGAACCTGATCAGCTCGCACCATCTGCTCGTCACGGATCGGTGCCGCGGGTTCCTCTCCGAGGTCACAGAGTATGTGTGGGATCAGAAGAAAGCCGACGAGGGTATCGACTACCCGGTAACCGAGAACGACCACTCGCTCGACGGCGCGCGTTACGCGATATACACGACACGCAGCATCTGGTGGCCGATACTGAAAGCTGCATACCGCCTCGCCGCCTAGAAAGGCCACCGACATGCCGCTGCCCATCGAGTCAACCCTGTGGCCCCCGCCGGCGTGGGCGCCTGCGCTCGATCGGTACCGTCTCGACGAGGCGTGGTGGGTGAACGACAGCGACATGCTGCGCGCGATCTACTCGAGCGGGAGCGCCGCGAACGGTGCTGTGTCCCCCGGTGGGAACCGGAACCTCGCCGGCCTCACGAAGCGCGGCGGCATCCGCAACCTGTTCCGCCGGTGGGCTGCAGCAGCATCGTCACCGGCGAACGAGAAACGCACCGACCTGCCGATGGGCATCGCGGGGAACCTCGCCACCCTCTCGGCACAGCAGCTCACCTCCGAACCGCCCGTGTTCCGACTGCTCGAGGGCACCGGCGAGCGGAAGGGCAAGCCGCAGAAGGGCAAGAGCACCGACCGCCTCGACATGATCGCGAACAGCGACGACGCCCACATGACTCTGATCGAGGGCGCCGAGGCTGCGGCAGCGCTCGGCAGCACGGTGACGAAACTCGTCTGGGATAGCAGCGACGACGAGCGCGACTCGGTATGGTTCGAGACGGTCGGCGGCGACTGCGCGTTTCCCGAGTTCCGCAACGGACGGATGATCGCCGTCAACCTGTGGACCGAGTACCCGGGGCGCACAACGAACCGGGTCTACCGGCACATCGAGCGCCATGAGTCGGGGTTCATCATCCACGCGCTGTACGACGGCACCGAGGTGAACATCGGCAAGATGGTTCCCCTGCAGTCGGTCGATGCGCTGGCGTGGATCGCGGATGTCGAGGGCGCGATGTCTGTGCAGAACGCCGATTTCGCCGTGGCCCTGCCGACGGGCACCTCGAGGCTGACCGCAGCGTGGTGGCGGAACCTCCCGACCCTCGATTGGCGGAAGAACGGCGACATGTCGCTGCTCGGACGCTCCGATTTCAACGGCATCGAACCGATCCTCGACTCGTATAACGAAGCGTGGGGATCGATGATGCGAGACGTGCGGATCGGCAAAGCCCGCGCGATGATCCCGAACAGCATGCTCAAGTCGATGGGCATCGGGCAGGGTGGACAGTTCGACAGCGAGCGGGAGTTCTACCAGGGGATGGAGTTCCTGAACCCCGACGCGACGACCTCGCAAATCGTCACCTATCAGGCCGCGATCCGCTGGCAGGAACACATGGGCGTGCTCGCCGGCCTCAAGCTCGAGCTGCTCGACGGCGCAGGGTGGTCGATGTCGTCGTACGGCAACCCCCTCGGCATCCAATCGCAGGGAGGCGTGACCGCGACCGAGGTCGTCGACCGCACCACGAAGTCGGAACGCACCCGCGACCAGAAATCCCTGTACATGAAGCAGGCGTTCGCACCGCTGATGCGCACCGCGCTCGAGGTCGACGGCATCGTGTACCCGGGCAAGGGCGGCGGGTTCTTCCCCGACCTCGTGATTGAGTTCCCCGACGTGTCGCAGGTCGACCCGGAAAAGCAGGCGCGCACGTTCATGGACCTGTCG